GCACCATACATAATACCAAAGGTAACAGCTTTTGCCATTTGTCTTTGAGTACTATACTGTGTAGCAACTTCATCTACTTCACAAGGTAGGTCGAATACTAACTTAGCAATGTTACTATGAAAGTTACCTCCGCTTTTAAATACATTCATAAGATTCTTATCATTTGCAAGCACAGCAGCACAATATACCTCAGCTGTTGTCAAGTCCATTGCAACTATTTTGTTGCCTTCTGTAGCTTTGATACAACCTTTGACAATTGGATTGTCTCTCGGTATTTGTTGCATATTCATTTTACCACTACTGGAAAGACGACCTGATGTTGTTCCGTGAAGGTTGAAACCTGTACGAAGTCTGCTGTCTCTATCAAGCTGTGGATAGATTTTATCAAGATATGTAGTCTTGATTTTTACTTTCTGTCTTATATCAAGAACAAGTTGAGGTACTTCATGTTTCTCGGCTAACTCTTTTAGCACTTCCGCATCAGTACTATCCGCACCCGTGCCGGTCTTCTTACCTGTTGGCTCTAGTCCAATGTAGTCAAAGAGTAGAGAACGAAGTTGCATAGTACTGTTCGGATTGAAATCTTTACCTGTAATTTCTTCAAACTTCTTAATCTCAGGATAAGTATATAATGTAGCAATGGCTTCATCAATCTGCTCCTGCATAAGAACAGAAGATTTTTCTAGTCTCATTCTATCAAATGGAACACCAATGTCTTGAATGTCTGTAAGGAATCGGCAGCCTGGTATTAGTATGTCTCGGTATACTCCATACAGTCTTTCATTGGTAAGTAAAGGTTTCTCAAATTTTTGAAAGAGAAGAAAAGTACAAACTGCGTCAAGAGCTGCATAGTCTTTCATAATATCAAATGGAATCATATCCCAAGTAAATTGGTTTTTCAATATTCCATTTCTACGACAATACTCTGCCATCCAGTCATACATCGGCTTCTCATAGTCTCCGTAAGGAGTGTATTTGAGAGATAATTGTTTTAGGCCGTGAGTGCCTGGATTTTCGTCTAACATATAATGTAGTAACATAGTATCTTCGAATCTTGGAAACTTAAATCCAAAATGATACTCAAAGAAAGCCAAGTCGAACTTAGCATTATGAAATACTACTCTTTTCTTATTAAACAACTCTTGTAGGAGTTCTTCTACTCTTTCATCGATACAATCAGTATCAATATATGCACCGTGGTCTGGCTCATAAGATATACTAAGTCCAAGCATGTATCCATCTCTTGGGTATAATCCTGTTGTCTCAGAGTCAAGTGCAATGAAGTCATAAGGTGCTTCTAAAGCCTTGTTTAGAAACTTTATAAATTCTTCAGTATCTTGTATACCATATGCTTTGTCAGAGCCAAGTTTCATTACTTGTAGTTCTCCTTTCACATACTTACTTATATTTGTTACTGATTCTTCCCAGGTCTTTTTAGCTTCTGGTTTAAGAGCTAACATCGCTGGGTTTATTACTGGTAGAAATTTATCATCTATAACTCTACCGCTGTATTCTGTTACTGAACTTTGCTTAGTATAAAACTTTAAACATTCAGACCCTATAAGTATTACCCAATCATAATCATCAACATTTATGTCAATATCACAATCTCTTTTTAATACTTTCTTTACAGTTGGGTCTGAACACAGTTGAAACTGCTCAAAGTCAAATTGATTATCAAATAATCTTACATAGTCATTACGACTAGGTTTACTTTCTATTAATGCTATCTTAGCCATATAATTGTTCCTTTAATTCTTTTACTTTATTCTTTGTTAATGCCCCTGCATCCCCTAACGCTCTTGGCAGTTTTATATTCTTATGAAGTATCTCTGCAACATCACACATTTCAATCACTCGTTGTGCAGCATCTTGACCTGCATCGTCTGGGTCAAATAATAAATCTATACCTGTTACTCCACTCATTTTTAGTAGTTTTAATTTTTCTACATCTATATTTCTTGTGCCAAAACAACAAACACTATTCTCTAGTCCTTTATCATGTAGATTTAATACATCAAATATACCTTCTACTAATATGACTCTACCCTTTATGGGGCGGACTCGAGCAGGAAATAGTGGTAACACAGCTTTTGGGGGATGAATGATATATTTTACTATATCTGTAGGTGATTGACTCCTACAATTAAATGCTACTATTTTTCCTGTCAAGTCCTTAATCGGAAAGGAGAGCCTACCTGTAAAAGGTTTGTCTGGATGCACGAAACAGTCAAATCTTTTGTAAGTATCAGGAGATATTTCTCTCCAATTGCCTACATAAGGCATAAAATTCTTTGGCATCTTCAAACCAATTGAAGATGACCTTACTTCTTCTATCTTTCTTCTTACTTTTTCTCTACGAATATCTATAGGATTAGAAGGTGCATCGAAATGAACGAATAAATTACCCTTGAAACCACACGAAAAACAATTATATACTCCAGTAATTCTATCAATTCTCATACTAGGATTGCTGTCATCGTGTTCAGGGTTAAGACATGAAACTATAGCATCTGCAGGAGACAATTTATAAGGTATATTTCTTTCTTGTAATAGTTCTTCTACTGTCATAGCTTATCTCCATTCCATTCTATCCAATCTTCTATTTGCTTTAGTCTCATTGTTTCTTCAAAAATGCGTCTAAATTGTTCTCTTGAAGGTAAAGGTACTATAACTGGTAACTTCTTTATAAAATAGAAGTATGCTTTGTCTAATTGTTTTTCTGTATACAATATCATAAGTCGTCTACATCTTCTCCAGTTTTCATACTTTTTGTCATTTCTTCCTTTTCTTTAGGATTAATCGCAGACTGAGGACCGATTTTAAGTGTTTCCCAGTCAATAACACTATCAAAACTTTTCATAACATTACTACGCATCTTTGTGCAGTTAAATGTCATACAGTTATCTTCTTGTTCCCATGTTTCTAGTGAGTAAGCTGCATCTGCAGCATCAAGTATACCCTTTGCAAACCTAGCCTCTCCACTTGCATCAGTTTGATAGGGTGCAAAGAACATAGTCTCATATTCTTGTGCATATAACTTCATTTTCTTACTTACTTCTATTTGTTCTGTCCAATCATATTGACCAGATCGACTTGGTGCATTGTGGCGCTTCACTTGATTCAGATAGTCAACTATTACAACACCGACATCAAGTTGATTAACTTTTTTGTCCAGCTCTGACTGTATCTTGGAGAGAGTTAGTGCAGGGTCATAGATTACATCTATTTGCCTATCTTTGTGTAGCTGGAGTCTTGTTAGTTTATCATGAAATGCTTCAAAGTCACGAGTTTTCTCGAACTCTGGTAACAAGTCATGGCCACCATCAAAACGTCCAGCCCACCAGCCAGCAACTGCTGTCCACTCAGAACCACTTAGCATTTTGCTACGTAATCTTTTGAGTGGAACACGAGTTGCAACAGAGCATATTCTTTGTAGTATAGAACGACTATCCATCTCAATAGTGAAATAAATAGCAGAACGACCACTTTCATATACGTTAGCTGCAATATTACAACAGGTAACTGATTTACCTGAACCACGTCTGCCTCCCACAAGCACCAAATCTTTGGGAGAGAACTGAATTTCCGAATCATATTCAGAATTGAGTCCTAAAGGTAAATACTTAGATAGTTCTTTGTCATCTTCAAACAGAGAGATTCTTTCCATACTCTCTGCAGGTGGTTTGACATCTACCTGCTCACTTACCTTTAAAACTATTTCCTGTAATTGTTCTATGTTTTCTTCAGCTGTAGCCATTGCTACTGTATTATCTATATACTTATCTAGTTGGTCTAAGATTTCTACTTGTGCATACTCATTCTTTAAATAGTCAAGCAAAAGCCAAGCGTCGACCTCGACATCTACTGACTCGATAGCGAATATTTTTTCTTGTAGTTTTCTGTCACGGACTTCGTAACGTAGGTCTTCGAACTGTGGAAGGTCTTGATATTGTTCGATATGTTTATCAAGGATTTTGAATATCGGTTGGAAATCACCAGGTAGGTAATGTTCCTTGAGATTAGACCAAGTATCTAAATCATTCTGTACTATAATCTGCTTCAGTAAAGCACTCGCAATATTCAAACTAACTCTCCCAAGTATAAAAATAAAAAAGGGCAGGGGCAGAACGCCCCTACCTAACTAAATAGTACGAAATATTAACCTATTTCTTTTTTAGCAGCGCCGTTGTAGTCAGAACACTGTAGACCTCTTCTTGTCAACATTGTTTTAACTCCTCTAACTGTTTTGCCGATTGAATCAGCGATTTCTTCGACAGTCATGCCAGAGATATCGATGTCAGCTAAAACGTCAGCTTTGCTTGAACCTTTAGTTTCTTTCTGCTTAGGAATCGCATTGATTTCCCCACTTCTTAATAAAGATAGAGCTTTACCTCTGATTGAATTAACAGATTTGCCTAATGCATCAGCAATTTCTTCTACGAAGCTACCGCCGTTTACCATTTCAACAAATGTTCCTTCTTCTTCAGGAGTATAAGTTCTAACTGTTTCTACTTTAGGAGCAGGTTTTACATGCTCAGTTAATTCCATAGAAAGGATTTTACCTTGAATTGACTTAGCTGAAAAAGCTCCGCCTTCAAAGTGTGATGCAATTTCTGCATATGTGTAAGAACCACTGTTATCAGTTACAAAAGCTGATAAAGTAGCTTCTTGGTCGTCTGAGAAAGACTTGGAAGCTGAAGCAGAAGCTAGTTCTACGTCATAACCCATCTTTCTTAGTTTGCTAGAAACTGATCTTGTAGATGTTTCTAACTGCTCAGCTGCTTCTGCAACCATAGCTTGAGATATCGGGCTCTCATTGCCCACGAAAGAAGTTAACTCTGAAGTTCTTTCGTCTGTCCATTTTGGTAATGCCATTTTTATTGTTCCTCTAAAATGTCTTTTATGTTATTAATAATTGTTATACCCATTGTTTCTGCTTTCTTAGTTTTAGCACTTGCTATACCACTTTCATTAACTAGGACTGTAACATCCTTTGTCAAGTTATCCTTTACTGCGTAGCCGTTTTCTTCTAATACTTGCTTGGCGGCTGCTTTGGTAGGATAGCTAATTAGCTTACCTGAGATACAAACTGTTCCCTTAGTGTTCTCATGACTGACTTTCGTCTTACTATCACAAGTAAAAGAAAAGGGTAGCTCGTAGTATTTTTCAAAGTGGAAAGTATTTACTAACCAATCTACAAGGTTCGACGCCGCTTTAGGGCCCAGACCTGCCTCTGCACAAATCTCTGGGGTTATCTCATGTATTGATGAGATGTGTTTCGCTAACTTTTGAGTGGCACTTGAGCCTATCAGCGGTATCGAAAATGCTGGTAATAAAACTGTTAGGTCACTACTCTTCGATTTTTCTATTTCTTGAAAGAGTTTGGTTCCCAGTTTTTCTGAATCCAGTAAAAATGATATCTCCTCTTGGGTGAGAGAATAAATATCATGATAATCTTCAAGACCTAGCTTTTCAATGGTTGAAGGGCCAAGTCCTTTGATTTTCAAAGTTTTCGCAAAGTGTTCAACACGCTTTGCTGATTGAGCGGGACAAAGTCTATTACGACAAAATAGTTGGTCGTTTACAAGTTCTAACACACTTGAGCATGTAGGGCAACTTGTTGGCGGTACTATCTCTGTCATATTGTCTTTCTCCCAAAATATAAGTATATTATATCAGACGAGAGAGCGTTTGTCAAGAATTATTTTTCGGGAAGTGGGATAAAATTTTAGAATCAATTTTGAAACACTCTGTATGCCCACCAAATTTTTCAGCTGGATAATGACGGTCGTCTTTAAACTCCTCGTGCAGTTCCTGCTCTTTCTTCCAGCAGTTATAAATCGTATCGTGGTAAGTTCGTTGTATGCGTAAATCATACCCCTTAAAACCACGACTTCTTTTAATAACGTGTCTCCAATCTTTTCCCTTTGCTATTCCAACCTTAATACATTCCCTTACGAATGTCTTTTGGTTGACAAGAATGACACCATAAAGAACTCCTTCTTCTAGCTGTTCTTCAGGTCGATTTTCAAAATAAGTTTTGTTGTAAACTCCACCACTCATTAATCTACCCACTCCCATCCATGCTCAATGGAATCCTGTACTCCCTGAATAAAATCTCTATCTTCTTCGGATAGTATAGGCCAAAACTTGCTAACATGCAAGGTTTGATTATAAATTTCGTCAGGATTTTTTAAATGATAATTTTTATACATAAGCATTTCAATTTGATCTAATCTATACTGTATTCTTTCTTTTAAGTCTTTGGGTTCCATTTTTCACAGGTCTCCTCTGATAACACCATTCCTGCAGGAGATGTAACTCTACACCATCCTTCGCTTAGCTTTGGAGTTATCTGATGTATAGGTTCATAAAACTTACAATCACCACAAGGGTTATCGGGCATTTTATTTGCTTTCTTTAATAGTTTCTTTCTTATCTGCATATACTTTAATTGTTTTTCTACCTGTTGTCCAGATAGCTACTAGTAGTTTACTCGACTGTTCCATCCTGATTTATCATTCCTAAACAAAAGTTCTCTGCGATATCTTCGCACCAATATTCGCTTTTGGTAGGATGCCACATAAGAAATCCACCTTTACCAGTTGCTTTATCTGTAAGATAGACTCCCCAATATCTGTTTTGAAGGTGTCGAACTACTTGACCGACTCGTGTTCCTTCCATATATTCTGAATATACTTCATACTCTTTCATGTGTTGTCTCCATCTCTATATTTAATTTCGGACTTATCAAATATCTTACCTTCTGCTTTCCAGTCGCGTAACCATTTAGAACCGTTTCTTTCTGCATCTATGAATACTGCGTTAGTAAATCCTGCAGGAATTAAGATTGCTAAATGAATTATGATACTCATAATAATATTATAATTTACCCATCCGAGATAAAGACTTGCTAGAAATCCGAAGTATACACTCCACATTGTAAATAATACGAGCATAAAATATAACTGTAAACTTGGGTCTGGTATTCTGCCTAATGGATTAAATCTTACATCCATTACACTTCTCCAGCTATTTACAGTAAACATTAAGCTCTTTCTCATTAATTTTTTCATTAGTCTACTCTCGCTACTATTTGGGGAATAATCTCCCCAGCTCTTATTACTTCAACCATACACCCTATTTCTAAGTCTAATGACTCTATAATTGCCATATTGTGTAAGGTTGCTCTTGAAACTGTTGCTTCTCCTATTATACAGGGTTCTAGTATTGCTACTGGAGAAACTGCACCTGATTTTCCTACTTGCCATTTAACATCAAGTAGTTTTGTAACTACGCCTTCTTGCTTTTCTTTGAGAGCGAAAGCCCCACGAGGATGATGAGAAGTATATCCTAACTCATCAAACTCTTTGTGGCTAACTATTCTCCAGACATCTCCATCCTGTGGAAACTGTTCCCAACTGGAATCAATTGCTGTATTGAATCCTACATGCTGTAACATTCTCATATCTTCTACCCAGTCAGGGCAGATAGCAGGTTGTACGCCATAACTTACGAAAGTTAAGTCTCTTCGCTTAACTTCCTCAATATCTTTCAAGTTAAGCGCACCCGCTGCATAGTTACGTGCATTGGGTATTTCTTTTGGAGCTACTACCTCTCCTGTTATTTGATGAGGTGCTTTGAATGATATTGTATTTGGTACTAGATGTCTAATCTTATCTGTGATATCTAATCCCTTCTTACCATCTCCTCTAGTAAGTGCCATTGTTAGTTGTCCCTCTATATATTGAATACTAACTGCAGCTCCATCTAACTTAGGTGTAACTGTTACTACTCCAGGTAAAAAAGTGTGTGGGTCTTTCTCTCCCTTATAAACTTTCTGTAAAGAGTACATAGGAAACATATGAGGAAGTCGAGCCCCTTGAACTGGAGCACCCACATTTAACTTATCTACCATATGTTCTACCATGCTGTGTTTTAAAGATTCCTTAAACTGTTCTTCGAGTCTATCGTATACTTCGTCAGGCATGATAGGGTCGCCTTTATAGTAGGCAGTCTTTGCTTCATGCAACAATTTATTTAATCCTGTACGTTTTTCTGTCATTACTTTCCTATGTGTCTTACTTCTTCTTTTGGTATCACTTGATATGCCCCTTTATTATACGCAATAGACACAGTATATTTCTCACTTGCTTTTTGCTTGTAAGAAGTATCTTGTGCAGGGGTATATTGACTCAATGGAGCCGAAGGGTATTGTTTGGTTTCTCTACGATATGTAGTATCTGGAGCGAAGGTTTTCCACTCAGGCTGCTTTGTTCTTACAGCCTTAGTGAACTTGCTCTTACGTTTGCGACCGTGTTGGTCATATGTCATGTGTCCTTTTATAATCATACATATATTATACACAATTTTTGAGGACTTGTCAAGAACTATTTTTGCTAGAGGTAGATTTCATCTAGCAAATCTCTGAAGTTTTCTTCTATGATTGCTTTGGATTCTGCTAATGAGAGGATTTCTACTAAACCTTGGAACAGATTTCTAGTATTTTCCATGTCTATTGGTATCGTTATACCTTGATTAGAAGGTTTCCATTCTTCGTCAAAGTCAAGATAATATTTTCTTAAAGATATATACTCAACATCACGAAAGGTACTTATAACTAACCTAACCTGTTCGTGGTCTGTTTCTTGTATCATTTTTTCATAAATTGCTGGTGCTTCTAAATCAATCATTGCGTATTACTCGGTTAAGAGGCACAATGCTCGTTACATTTTCAGGCACAAGTATTCTATAAGAATCTGTGTCCCAGCAAAATAATAAGGAAGTATGTTGTCCTTCCTTTGCTCTATTCTTTTTACTTTTTATATATTGAGTGCTAAAGTCTCTAGTACATACATTGTACTTTAGTTTACGAGAGTTCTGACTCCTATAAGTGATAATTGCATCCCCAGCATCATCGAGTTTCCTCTCAAAATCTTGTTTTTTCATGTGTCCTCCAATTTAATCTAACAAAAACTCTTTTGAATTGTTAAATTTTTGGTCACTTTTTCAAGATGCAAAAAATTGAGGCAATCACGATGACTGCCTCAACACACTAAATTACACTACTTATTTAATGATTCGATTACGTTTGCGAAGTAAACTGCTGCTTTACCAGTTAGTTTAGAAATGATTGCTGCGTCAACTTCTTGACCTGCATCACCTAGAACAGAAGTAAGTTTATCTTGAGCGTCTGCTACTGAAACTCTACCTCCGCCAGTGCTACCGCCACTTGACTTAGCTGCTGGAGTTTTTCTTACATATACTCCTGCTTTTGTTAATATCATTCTGACACCATTAGGGCTTTCTCCTAATTCTTCAGCGATGTCTTTTACTATCTCCATTGAAGTCTCAGGTGTAGGTTCTGCATCCTGATACATTTCAATTGCTTGCTCTTTAGATTCATCTGTCCAAGCCATTCTTCTTCTCCTATATTTTTTGTTATTGCGCATGAACTCTGGCATACCGAATGCCCACCCTGTGGTGTCTCGCATTTGTTGGTAATATCTGTCGCTCATATTTGCTTGTTTTTGTTTATAAATATATTATAATAAAATTATAACCAATTGTCAAGAACTATTTTTTAGTATCTATAACCAATGGTATTATTTAAAGTGTTTCTGTAAGGCATTTAGCATATCTTCTGCTTCTGCAAGTTTAGCTAATTCTTCTTTGATTGAAGCAACAATATCATTATGCTCTCCAATACCTACTGAATTTCTCATATAAACTCTTATGTTAGCTCTGTGATAAGCTATTTCTCCTTCTAAATGTTTTACTAAGTCGTCGTACATTTCTGCTCCCAGTCTTCTATTGCTTTCTTTATACTTCCTTCTGCTAAAACTGAACAATGTAGTTTTATTGGAGGTAAGTCTAATGCATCTGCAATATCTTTGTCTTTAATTAATTTTGCTTCTTCTATTGTTCTACCCTTTAGCATTTCTACAAACATTGTAGAGCTAGCTATAGCACTTCCACATCCGTAAGTTTTAAACTTTACATCTACAATGCGTTCGGCGCTGTCAAGTTTCAACTGTAATTTCATTACATCACCACAAGCAGGTGCTCCAACCATTCCTGTTGCTACATTCGGGTCTTTTGGGTCAAATCTGCCCACACTGAATTGTTTTGGTGAGTTTAATACTCCATAAAATCTTTCGTTTACTTCTTTACTGTATGCCATTATTTAATATCTATTACTCCGTTAACGAAGCCTCTTATAAACCTATCTAGATTTGATGGGAATATGAATGTTATTATTAAAAAGGGAAAGAATATAAAAAATATAATAAATACTATAAAAGTTGACAATAATGGTTTTTGTATCATTATATTAGTAGGTGCTAATGCCCTAACTAATTTATATGACGGCCACCATATTGAATACATTGCAGCGAGTACACCCGATAAGTATACTGCAGCAATAATCTGCCATAAATCCATCCCTAGTTCTCCTTATATTATAAATATTTTTGCAAGTGTTCAAGTTTGCCCATATCATAAGCTGGCAAAGGATAGAACTTGCCTGCAAATTCTAAATGAGGAAAGTAAGTATCTTTAAGGTCATCTTGAGTTGCTTCTATGGTATAACATAGATACAATTTATAACCTCGCTCCTCTGCTTCTTCAGCTCTAAGCTCTTTCTGAACAATTGCTGGATAGTTCTGTCGAACTGCCCATATTTTTTCTCCTGATTGAAAATCTCCTGATACACACTGTTCGGGTAGTATAGCACTTTTTCTTCCTTCATAATCTGTCATAGCTAATTTTTGTGGAATACCTATTCTATTGATTATTGCTTTGATAAAAGCAGGTGAACGATACAAACTTTTAGCTATATCTGATACATTGCTTCCATCTAAGTAGAAGTTTACTACTTGTTTGATTTCCATTTCTGTTGCGCCTTTCCCTTTGTTTTGGGACTTGCGTCTTTCTCTATAAGCTACAGTTTCATCGTGGTCAGCAATTATCTTGTTTAACCTTGTAGTATTATAACTTATATTTAATATACTACACGCTTCTTTCTTAGTTATAGGCTTTTCTGCCAATAATAGTTCTTTTACGTGCTGTATGTTTGTTTCTGTTAAATTTTCGTGTTTTCTTGTTTTAATCGCCACTTATACTCCTATTAGCCAAATTATTAGTACATATGTTAAAACATGGAGATATTGGTCTAAGCCGTGTAATCCCCAGTATAGTGTTTGTGTGTTGTTTAATTTAAATATTCTTTTTATGTTGTTCTTTGCAAAATCAATATGGTAATGTAATATACCGTCTAATACTGACAAGAGTACTGCTAGAGGGAAACTTACATAGAACATAAGCACAATAAATGCTCCACCCACATGGTGTCCAGCATGAATTAGACCTCCTCTACTTCCATAAATGCCTTTATCTTTCCAAGGCCTCTGTAGTAAATAGTCTGCTATTGTATGTTTCAACATTAACCATATAAATATTACTAATAGTTCATTCACTTTCTTTTTCTAATTCCCCTAACAAAAAGATGGTATAATGAATAACTTTATATAAATCCATTTCATTTTTTCCATTCTTTTTACCATAACGCTGTGCGTATTTAATTATATTACCTATACAGAAACCTTCTCCGTGTCCTGCATCAAATACAAATACAGTAGTCTGGAACTTACTCTTTCCATAGTGTTGTTCGTATGTTTTATCTACATACTTTTTTATTTTTTCCAGTACTACATCTTCTTTAAACTTATAGTTAGCCAATTAGTTCCTCCAAGGCACTATACCCGCCAACGTATTCTCCATCTTTAATTATCTGAGGAAAGGTTCTAGCACCAGGGAACTTTTCTCTCATTTCTGAGAAGCCATAGTCTACATCAAGTTGTTTGTATACTACTTCATATCCTTTTCTTTCTGCTAAACCTTTTGCCATATCACAGTATGGGCAGTTATCTTTTCCATAAATTTCTATCATTTTGCTGTAATCCTTTTCTCATAATCAGCATAATCTTCGTTCCACCAATCAGGTTTTTCACGATGAGACCAAGCTGCAAATGTTGCTTTGTCCAAATGGTAATAATCACGATAGCTTTGTATCGGATTATCATAATCTTTCAACTCATCTGGCATTGCCAGTCCGAATGTTGTAAATCCTACACGAGGTAAATTCTTTGGGTCAGGTAGTTTATTTACTACTGTTTCTACTGATTTGTGTAATTTTCCATAACGGTAATGGTATTCATCATTCAATGCGTTAGCATAGCAATGAACCCACTCATGGTTATCCAATGACTCTCTTGCCCAGATTGTGCAAGGATGATTGTACATCATTGGTAGGTAGGGGTAGGGACGTTCCTCAAGAGGTAAGTGTTTGATTTCAGCTTTTGCTTTATTCATCACTTCTCGTTCTTCTGCGTTAAGAGCTCGAGGAACGAACCCTAGTAATTCATCTATCCATATAGTAGTGCATAAGATTTGAGCAGCCTCAAGCGGCATCTTGACAATATGCTTGTCAACATGATACTGGGCTGCTTTATCTAAATCTTCGTCTAAGTAAAATAAATTCATTTACGTCCAACACTTATATTCGTTACATTCGCCTGTCTGATAGTCTACGGGTTTACCACAGATTTCACACTCATCAACATACCAAGTCTCAAAGGACTTAGTTTCAGAGTTCCACATTTGACAGGTTTTTCTATCCATAATTTTTTTCATAAATATATTATACTAAAATTATAAACATATGTCAAGAACTATTTTTTGGTTACTTTGAGTTTATCTTATCTTTTGCTGTGCCAGCATAGAGTCCAAACCAGGCTGCTCCAGCACCTACAATTACAGAAATTAATCCTGATTGTTCCATTGAAGGGTCTGGTAACTCCATAAACCACATTGTAGCGTAGTATAGTAAGAATATGTATACACTTAAAAACATTCTTGGGAATATTCTCCAAGCGTCTATCATGTTAGATAAAAATATCCAACGCTGCCAAGGATTGTCTGGCTCTTTATTGGCTTCCATTTCTGTAATCTTTGCTTTAAGATTACTATTTTCGGTTACGAGTTCCATAAACTTACTTAAGTCTATCTCTACTTCGTTTCGTGACATATCGCCACTAAATCTTTCATCAGCCATTTGCTTTTTCCTTTGCTTTGCCAATGTTAAGTGCTAACATATCTATAAACTTATAGAGTTTGCCCATCCACTGGTCGTCCTTTGGTGTCGGTGTTGACGCCGCGATTAAACTAGCAATCGTTACTATTAAAGTAATCATACCTATTAAATCCATTAACATAGTATTCTCCGCTTTCGTATGAAAGCCTTGCCCATCAATTTGGGACTTCGTAAGATACGATGGAGTTCATGTTTATATCTTCCCATCTATCTTGGTCAAGTCTAAAACAAACAATGCTATCAGAAGCTGATTGATTTACTCTTGAATTTGTTAGAGATTCCTTCAATGTACAAGGAATCGTATATTCTTTATTTGATACTAATGAGGTAAATGTAATATCTACTATCTCATTTTTTAATAATTCTTTTAGTTCTGCAAACATTTAATACCCCTACTCTCCTTGCATCCTTGAGGATTGCTTCTTCTCTAATTAACCAATTCTTATCGCTTATAGGTTTGAGCATCCATAAAAAATCATTCTTTTCTGTCTTCAATCTCATTTACCCTTTCCTCCAAGTATTCAAGCCAATCTTCTATTTCTTCAAATCGTCCTTGAACTGCTGGATTCCTATCAAAGAACTTAGCACCTTTATTCATTATTCTAAAGTAATGCCAGTCTTTGAAAAATTGTATTAATTTATTCCACATCAGGGGTATCGGGAGCAGTAACTTCTCTATAGTATATTACTACTTCTCCCATTTGTTTGATGTATCTTTTTAATTCTTGCATATCTTCTGCCATAACTTTGTAGTCGCCCATAGTTGTTGCTACAAAGAGGATTTCTCCGTTGTTCTGTTCTCTCATTTCATCGAGGAACTTATCCATATAAGTATATCCTTCAGGCCAGTCTGGGTTTTCTTTTTCAGACTTATCACATGCTTTTGGTCTTTTATTATCTACTTTCTTGCAAGGGTTTGTAATTACTGCTTCTGATACAACGAACCATTGAGGTGCAGTCAATGTGACTGGTCTCGGTAGGTCAGGTTGCATTATATCAATTTTAAGTGGTTTTGATACTACCTCTAATTTCTTAGTAGGAAGCATTGAACAACTACTCGTTATCGCTAGCAGGCACAGTAAGCTTATATAATTCTTCTGTATCATTCTCCATTCCCTCCATCACTTTTTCACTTGCAGTATTCATTCTGTTCTCTATAAGTCCAGGCTTCTTTAATGCTAACATATCTAAGTTATGCCTAGAGAATATTGCAAGATACTCGGCTTTTTCTGCCTCTATTTCTGAGTTTCTTCTTGACATATTCATAAGAGATTTTCCTTGTTTCTCGTATGAATTTCTTAAAGCATCCATTGCCTCTTGCTGGGCTTGAACTGCGTTTTCTAGCTTGATGTTGTTCTCTTTTAAGGTATTGTTCTGTGTATATAAAAAGAATGTTATACCTCCAAGAGCAACAAGCAATCCCATTGTTAATTGGTTCATAATTCTTGTATCCTGTAATTAAGTCCTTCAGCACCACTAATTTCGACTAATTCGCCGTCTTCTGTGATGAATGATATGAACTTGGGTTGTTTTTTGATAAACTTTTTAACTATAAACTCTTGGTCGTCTGCGTCTCCCCAAGTAGCATTATAGCTCACTTTTAGACTATAATAGGTAATAAATAGACTTTTAAACCAAAACCAGAAGGCTTGTAGTTTAGTCCAGATTTTCTTTAGGGTTTGTTTCATTTTGTTCATAATTGTGTTTCTGTGCAAGTTCTGCTGCCTCTTTTACATACTCGTCAAGAGTCATTCCTCTTTCTTGAGCATGAGCAGCCGCTTGCATTAATAATTCTTCTGTGAATTTAAACTTCACTCCAATCTTTTCCTTCAAATAAGAGAGCTTCTGCTTCCCTTCTTCTAATAAGTCCTTCTAATACTTTGCCGCCTGCCTTGTTCCATCTTTTGATTTGTGCAGGCACGCCGTCATAGTCTCCTGAATTGAGAACTTTCAACATTGTACTGGCATTTAGATTGCTTGGACCGAGATTGTATGTCCATGATACGAGTGCATCGAACATGCACTGGTCTATTGAGATTGTAACTACATCGTTAACAGCTTTTTCGTATTCCTCTAGTTCTTCTGCTAATAGGGAATCTGCTATTACTTTTGTTATTTGGTCGCCTGGCTTTACACCTTTGGTATGGCCATATCCAATTGTCCAGACACCTGCTGCACATTGGTAAGCTTTCAGTTCTAAGCCTTCGAACTTTTTGATAAGGGATAAACCCTCTATTGATATTTTCATATATTTCCTCTTATTTAGAAGGCACTTAAAGAGCAAAACTCTCTCCGCACCCGCATTGAGCTGTTGATAATGGAGTATTGAAAACAAATTCTTCTTGTAATCCTTCTACTTTCATATCTATTTCTATTTTTTCAACCATTGATAAGGTTTGGGGGTCTATCGCTATACAATCATAGTATATTGAATCCCCTGCTAAGCTTGGACTATCTTCATAATTTAAGTCCCACTTCCAGCCATTACAACCTGCAGGTCTTACTAAGACACGAACGCCCCACACTTTATGCGAGGCGATTCGTGATTTGATTACATCCAAAGCTTCAGAACTTACTATAATCATAATAACTCCTTTAGCTTGATAGCATACTTAGACAATAGGTGCTATTGCAAACATGCAAGCAAGCATTATTCCGATAAGAGTGGTCGTCTCCGCCATTCTACCAAATGCTGGTTTATTGCCTTTTATTATGCTTTGTCTTAATTTAAGAACTACTGTTCTCATATTCATCTCCTATTTAGAAGATATTAATTAATTTCTAATACCTTCCTTGATGAGTTCGGAGTCCTAGACAAAGCGATTGTTAGTAAGCCGTCTGTTAATTCGACACTGTCTACTTTTAAATCCGCATTTAAAATAAACTTTCTCTCGAAAGATTTAAGACTGAGTCCTTGATGAATGAATCGTTCAGTTTCACCAAGTTTTCTTTCTTTTTTCCCCTTGATGAGTAGTTCGTTTTCTTCTTGAACTAACTCAAGTTCTTTCTTGCTCCAGCCGGGAATTGCTACTTCTATTCGATAGTTGCCATTCTCAGCGTTTTCGACTATGTTATATCTTGGATATGATGTGTCTGTATTGGCGAGTAGCCAATCATTGTTCATACCAAGCCAAAATTTACTAATATCAATCGTCATTTTTAATTCTCCTAATATCACTTTCGTTAATACTATGCCGACCCTTTCGGTATCGACCCTTAATCGTAAGCAGACCTATTCTGCCTACTTCATACATATTATACCAAAAGTGAAACCAGAAGTCAAGAATTATTTTTTAT